GGTGGTCATCAGCTTCTTGACCATCTCTTCTGCTTTCAGGCCATACTCAATAGAGAAGCGCTCAATGGCATCAATCAGCTCACCTTGATGAAGCTCATCTAATCGGAAGGCCAAGTCTCTGAGAGTAGGATCAGACACAATCTAACCCAACCAAGCTGAAGCCAACCTGAATGGGCCAAGCGCCTGCTTGACTTCTGGCAACAGTGACAGCGTTGAGACATTGGCTGAAGCTCCACCCTGGTTCACATTGCTCTTGCCAATATGGCTTCTTGCGCTGTACCAGTAGGCGACCTGCAAAGCACAGGCATGCTTGATTGCCATTGGTGTTGTTGAGTATCCAGCTGTGTAGACGATCTTGATCGTCCTCTTGCCACTGTCCCAGACTGCTTGAGCGCTGTCCATCTTCAACAACACAAGAGCCTCATCACCATACAGAGTGTAGTCTGAAGAGGCAACCAGATCATCACTGTTGTACTCCTGATCAGAGTCAACATGTGCAGTGGTGACAGCCACCACAGGCATCAGTGGAAGTGTCAGATACTTGGTGCCTGTGCCATCAAGATACTGAGTGTATGAGGCAACCTCAAGTGTGGCATTGCCACCAACTGTGGGTGAACTGTAGCCACAATAACCAGCAGCAAGACTGTTGAAACGAGCAATGAAGCTCTCAATCTGTGAATCCTCGCCAGAGCCTGACAGCGCTGGGATATACTCTCTGACTGTAGGAGCATCAAGCAATGCCATTGTCTACACCGTTTCTGCTGGTGCTTGTGCCTTCTTGCTCTTGTTCTTTGCTTTTGCTTTTGCTTTCACTTCAACCAGAAAGCTGGGCAATTGATCAGACTCAAGCTCCATGTCTCTCACCTCACCTGCTGACCAATGACACCCTTGAGGGTGTGTACCATTGGCAATGGCTTTGACTTTGATCATGGCTTCTCACCTTTCTTGGCTTTGGGCTTGGCCTTGACTTTTGCCTTGGCCTTGGGTGCTGCTCTTTTTGCAGGTGCTTTCTTGGCTGGTGCCTTGATCGCTCTGTCTACAGTTGGAGCAGCAGCAGCAGTTGATTGAATTTCAAAGTATTCAGGGAACCTCTGAACCAACTGCTGTGCTGTGTTGTTGTCCAGTTGTCGAGCCTCACCAGCTGGCCAAACATCCTTGACTCCATACTTGGAACCTTTGAATGATGGCCTTGGCTGGTCAGACTTGAACAATACTGATGGCATCAAACGCGCGCCTTCTGCCAATGACAGATGAACTGGCACTCAAGAGTGGCAGATCCTGCTGTCTCAGTGCAGACCATCTTGACAGAATCAGTTGGCCCAAACTCAGCATCTGAGCCAGCACTGCCAGTCATAGTGGCCTGAACCGCTGTGCCTGCTGTAAGCGCTGTGGCAGATGTGAGCAAAGTGGTGGCAACTGTGGCTGTTCCCTGAGTGAACGCGATTGAGAACACGTTTGATGCTCCACTGCACGTTTGAGTGGGGACGATACCGATACCAACAAGCTTCCATTCTCCAGTGCGGCCATGCCCCATATAGAATGTAGTGTTTCCAGTCTTCTCGCCTGGTGAGTGTGATGTTGAAATTAAGTCTGGTGCAGACATGTCTGACTCCTAATGTGTGAAAGGGGTTGAAGTATTAAGCGCCAAAGTCGATGCCATAGACAACGTTCTGCTTGGCAGCAGCGTCAATGGATGCAAACATCTGGCGACTGGAAGCCACAAGATCATACACTCCACGGGTCACATCCTTATCAATTTCTACAGCTGCTCCTGCTCGCTGGTACAACTTGAAGCGTGACTTGTTCAGGACAAGCATACCACTCTGATTGCCAGAGCCTGTGTACAGTCCAGTAGCAGCCATATCAGCACTCATGAACTCACTGATGATCACTGGCATCCCACCCAATGTGGACAACTGGCCACTCAATGCAGTGTAGTTGCTGCCCCACTTTTCAAGGGTGGCAACCTGCTCAAGTTGCAGAAGTGTCTCAAGGTATACTTCAGGACTGGTGATAATTACACAGTCTCCTTCAGAGCCATGAGGTGATGCAAGGGTTGAGCGTAGCTTCATTACACCTGCAAAGGTTTCAGCCACTGCTTCTGGTGTTCCAGTATCAAAGGCACGGTGACGCAATCCTGTCCATGCCCTGCGATGGTCTGTTGACGTTCCAAGAGAATCATCACCCCATCGGCCTCTGATATTCCAGTTTGCATAATCGTCAACATCCGAGGTTGTAACTGCATTTCCGTTGATTATGCAGTCCTCTTCTCCAGAGATCAAAGCTTCCACAAGCTCTTGACGTATCAAGGGCAGTGCTGCAAGGATCGAGTCTTCAGAGCTGTCTGCATCAACTTGGGCGCGTACAGCAAAACCAGAAGCAGTGATTGTCCGGTTATCAGTGACCATGCTGCTTGAAGTGTACTGTGCTGGGTCATCAGCACCTGACAACGCTGCCTTCTTGTATGGTCGGTATCCAGTAGACAAGAAAGGCAAGATGATTGTCTTGTCACTCATTGGCACTGTATCAAAGATGCCAGCCACCTTGCGTCCAGCAGTGAGATTGCGCTCAAGCTGTGGAAGCATAACATCTGGAATCCAGTCCCCACCCTTATTTGCCTCATCTGCAAATAGGCGCTGAACCTGTACATTGGGCGCACGTTGTGCCACCTCCATCAATCGTGCCTTGGCCTTTGGGGCATGCCCATTGCGCTTCACACTCTTGGTGAGGTTGTAGTCATCAAGAGCATTCTGAAATTCAAACTGCCAATCACTCTTGGCGGTATCATCCAGAAGCCCTGGCATGTATGCATGTTTATCAGTGGCTTCACCCTTCATGCGAACAGATCCATCACGGCGAACATACTTGCTGAGTGATCCATCTCCACGATTGCCAGAGTATGCACCCTTGCTGGCTTCCAACTCACTCATGCGTTGAGTGATCTGAGTGAGCGCTGCACTCTTCTTGTCCATGTTCTCAGACAGTGAGCGGTTAGCATCTTTGAGGCGCTTTTGCTCAGAGACAAGATCGGCCAAGGCTTTGCGCGCCTTAGCAGGAGAAGAGAGATCGAGGTTGCTATCAGACATGGGTTGCTCCATAAAAAACAAAGGGGTCAATAAAAGAACTACTATTCATTGTGGTTAGTTGTCAAACCCAAACACATCAGACAGAGCATCTGTCTTCTTGATGTATGGCTCAACAATGGAAGGTTCAGAGCCAATCAGATCAAGCAATGCTGCTCTCACTTCTGCTTTGATTTTAGATTTTCGGGTCTTGCTGTGAGAAGTTGTAGAGCGTCGAAAACGATATGAGCGCTTCTCATCATCCTCTTCTTCATCCTCTTCTTCTTCTTCTTCTTCTTCTTCTTCAATCTCGTCAGCTTCAGGCTGTGCAGAGTCATCCTGATCTGCATCTTCTTCATCCTCATCAGGCGCGCGCTCTTCAGATGTGTCAACCTCATCTTCTTCAGCTGGCGCTTCTGCTTCTGGCTTGGCATATGTGACAACATATCCCTCATCAGTTTCTTCAACATTGAGAATGTGACGCTGTTGATCTGGTGTGAATCCTCGCATTGCCAGAGCATCTCTGTGGGCTGGAATAGGCACAGCACTCAATTCCATCAACTCATTCTGTGTGTGTACCACACCTTTCTTTCCATACATCGGATCATCCTCATCAAGACTTGAACGTTGAATCTGAGCGCCTGGGGTAAAGCCCACACTGACCGCATTTAAGAAGCCCCTTTTGAACTGCGAAGAAACGGTCTGACCAAGCTTGTTGCTTGGGTCAGTATCCCACTCAATCTCAGCAACCAAGTTGTCACCATCCATGCTCAACTCAACCACTCTGCCCACAGGTGGTATGGAATAGTCATGACCCCACAAGACAACTGGGTTGGCTTTGAAGTGGTCAAGGTTCCAATCAGCAGCAACAATGTCATCATAACGATCAGAGGTTGGCGCGCTGGCCACAACTCTTGTTCTGCCTGCTTTGCTCTTGGCTCTTTCAGCCTTGGCA